TCGAAATCCATTTTGTCTTCTTCATCACCGGATACTGCTTTCATCATCATATCTGTTGCATCTCCGCCGACTTCCTCGACTGATTCGTCTTCAAAGTTTTCTTCAACTTTGTCTTCTTTTTCTTCTGCGTCAGTTGCTTCTTCAACTTCGTCTTCTTTTGACTCTTCAGTTGCTTCTTCAACTTCGTCTTCTTTTTCCTCAGACTCAATAAGTCCTTGGTAAATTTCTTTTGATTTCTCTACCACGATATCGTGGAAAAGTTCTTCTGCTTTATCTTTATCTTCATTCACTAGAAGATCAAGCAGTTGTTCAAATTTGCTTGTGTCTGACATTGTTTTCTCCTTAATTTATATTAGTTGGCAAGGCTGTCCCTTGTATTTACGATAAAACCACTTTTACCGGTGAAAATAGGCTCATTTCTTACATTCTTGCTAATCATGTGGTTTTTTGAGTCTAAATTCGAGTTCATCATAGTCAATATTGCGTATATTATCGTAACTGTTAAGTTGTGCTGGACAAAAATCTCCAACGTTAGTTACCCTTAAAAACTGTGTATCAGTATTAGTTCTGATTACGCTTTCAGTTTGTCTAAGCCAATTGCCATAATACGTTGCTGGTTCTTTTGATTTCTTATAATTGTTAGTGTCTGCAAACAAGTTATTAAACTTCTTGCCGCCATTTAATCCCATATAATCAAATCCTAGTATGTAGATAGTTTTATGCTTGTCGTCAGCCGCTTTTGCTAGTGCTGTAGGACCACTGCTCCATCCTCTGCTAGGTTGAAAGTAATTAAGATTAGTATATTCTTTGTATCCGTTATTATAGTTTGTCCATACTACATGATTGTGATGATAACCATCTGCCACAATCTCATGTACCATTTTTGGATCAACTGCAATAAGAACATCAGGTTCAAAACTTCGATAAACGGCATTGCAGGCATAGATGTTTCCTTTGCCACGCAACTTTTCTACATCAAAATGTTTTCTGGAGGTACCGTTACCCATTACGAATGCTGTGTTCATAATGGTATTTAAACAGTTTTATTAAAGGGTAGTATCTTCTTGAGCAGGTTGTCCATACATCAGTTGCACAAACTCTAATTCTTTTGCTTGTTCAACTTCTCTTGCTTCAGATGTACGTCTAATTTGATTAAGTTGTTCTAGTGTAAGTCTAGTTTTTCTAGTATCCGTAGGTTTAATTACAGAAATATCTCTCTGAGCACTATAACGTTTATCGTCCTCAAAGTCTTGTCCGTCTTTATCAAAATAAAAAAATTCTTTTAACAACATATTATTATTTACCTTAAACTGTGTCGCCACCAGGAGTAGTATCAGGCTCTGACACATCTATTTCTGGTTCAGGAGCATCTGCTCCGGGCTCTGTAGTACCAAGATCATCTAAGTCCGATTGTATACCACTTGGTGTAACACCTGCACTACGCATTTCTGCACCAGCACTTGCGTTATTGAAGTTTTCATTTGTGTTTTCTTCACGCCACATTGCTTCGTTCTCTGCAAGTTCTTCTTGTGAAAGACCTAAGAAACGTTTAAGTGCAAATCGTTTACTCATGTAAGGTACTTCTTGTAATGAAGCAAACGTGTTAACTCTAGCATTATCCATTTCACTTTGTCTATATGAAGCAAAGTTTTGTGGTGGATTCATTTTTAAATCAAATAAGTTGTTGTCAATGTTTACACCTTTGGCGTTCATAAACATTTTAAACTCTCTATCAAATACATATGCACATAAATTTTGTAATCTAACACAGTATTTGTTGAATCTTAGTTCTTGAATATAAGCAGTGCCTACCCTACCGTCGTTATACTGTGCGGCAGAATCATCTGCACCGGTAGGTAAGTAAGAACTTGGAATACGTAAACCACGGAATAACTTGTTAGTAAAATATTTTAAGTCATCTATTTCGCCTAGGTTAGTTCCGCCTGGTAGTGTTTCTACTTTAGAACCACGTCCTTCCGCTGTTTGTGGAAAGAAGTAATCTTCATTAATTGATAGTGGATTGAAACTAGCGTCAATAACGTTAGTACCACCTCCAGTTGCTGACGGAATTCTACGTTGATGAATTTCATTTTTAATTCTTTCAACAAATCCCATAGCAAGGTGAGTAGGCATGTTACCTACGTCGATGTAAAATACTCTTCTTTCAGGTGCTCTTTGCACACGATAGATAATAATTGCATCTTCAAGTAATTCTTTCTGCTTATAAACTTTAAAAACACTTTCTAATAGACTGTTACCAAAAGGAAAGTTTCTATCTAACCCTTCACTTAAACTTAAATGTACAACATGCTCTGCTTCAATTGTTGCTTGGTTTTGTGTTTTATCAAATCTTGTACCAACTGAACCCGAATTAGCACCAACATACCCTCTTCCTTGGCCTCCGCCTGAAGTTGTATAATCTATTTGTCCTGTGCCTGCGTTTGGATTCTTTTGTGATACACTTAAATGTTGAAAGTTTACATTAATATCACTAATAACATATTGTTCAGGTTCTTTACCTTCGCTTTCATTAACAATTACCTTGTTAACTTTAGCAGGATCAATATGAAATAATTTAAATGTTTCTGGATCTCTTACAAAAAATGCATCGCCATATTTGAATACGTTACGCATTACTCTAAAAATACGTCTGTCAAATTGGTTCATGTCAACCCATTGTTGCAAATACTGTTTTAATATTTTTGTTTCTGCACCTGTTGCTTGTTGTTTAAAAAACAACTGAAATGGAGTTTTGTTTTCCATGTTTTCTTGTGTGCAAAATTCTGCTAGAATATCTAAGGCCGCATTAACTTCACTGTCAGCGTCCATTGTTTCGTACTGTCCATAACGTTCAATACGATTAGGATGTCCTGAATAAACATCAGGCAAGAAACTCGAATAGTTTGTCCTTGCAGGACCTGCTTGTCCGCTACCAGATACTGGACTTACTTGTCCTGAAGTATTTTCTGGTTTGTATTCTTGAAAGTATTTTTTCCAACCCATATTTTTTTCCTAACTGTATTGTTCAACAGTTGCTATAACCTGTTTAGTTAAATTATTCTGTGTATCCATTTTCCTTGTAAGCATATTTAACGCATCTAGTAATTTTACACTACCTTCCCGGTTGCTGTCAACTAGTTTGTTAACCAAATTGCTTGATCCCGACGTTTGAGTGTTATTTTCTTGATTTCCTTGCTGTTTTGCACCTTGATTATATGCATTGGCTACTAAATTATTCAATTGAGGTTCATTTAGTACTGCTTCTTTTCCGTGTAACGTTGCAACGGTACCTGACCCAAAGTCTTTTAGTACACTGCCATATGCACCCATAGTACCGCCAAACATTTGAGCACCTTCATCTATTGATTTTTGATATCCTTGTAATTCTTTAAATAGATCTATAATTACTTGACTATAGTTTGGACCAAACATTTTCTCTAATTCTTCAGCGTCAAATCCAGCAAGTAAGTCTTGTGGAGTTTGGAATCGTTTCATCAGGTTTCGATATACTCGTTTATCATCAAGATCATATCCTAACATATTTTTTTGATTCGGTGCATCAGGCAGTAAATACTTTTGTAGAATATCAGAAGCGCCTTTTTGGGCATCGCCAGTTACTACTTTGGTACCTTCCATAACAGCGGCTAAATCATCCATACTAATTTTTTTGTCAGGTGATCCATCTAATTGAGACTCAATTTTAGTGACTGTTGCGTTGGCAATTGATTCATCGTCTAAAAATAAAAATTTAATTAATTTTGAATTTGCCATCATCAAATACATCTTATCAAGTAATTCATTAAACTTTCTTGAAAGGTAAGGAATAAATCCTTCTGCTTCTATATCATCTGTAACATTTTGTAAAAACGTGTTAAAGGCAGTCATTCCGTCTTTAAAAGTCTGTGATGTCACAATTTGAACAAACGAATCTGCTAATTGTTCTCTTAGAGTTTGTAACATAGAGTTTAGATTATTAAATGCTTGTGCTAGTGGACTTGTTTTACCCATGTCACTTTCTAAATCTTCAGTACTTCCTGTAAATTTTTGAATACCCATTAACAAATCACCAAACGTTGGACCAAGTCCATCGCCAGCCATTGTAATTGCCGCACCAAATCTTGCATTACTTTGTACAAATCCTTTTTGACTGTTTGCAAAAGCAGTAACATTGTTCAGCAATCCTGCTTCAAACGATTCTAAAGAACCGTTAAAATTTTTAGACGATGAAACAGACTGTCTAAGTGTGTCACTAAATCCTTTATTAATGGTCATCATTTGAGCCGCGCCTTCAGTAAGAGGTGCTACACCCATTATCATCGACATTGCCGCTTCTCTACCTGAATCACCAAACTGTCCAAATGTTCGCATTACTGATTCTGCTCTGACTTTTTCTTGTCCTTCAAGTCCAGACATAAACACTGCAAACGATTTGTTAGCATTTGCTTTATCTACTTCATCTTGAATTGCATCTGCTTGAGTACCTGTTAGTTCTGATAATCTTCTAATACCTTTTGCATAATCATCACTCATGTCAATCAATTGACTACGTGTCATTGTTTCTCTTTGCAATGCCATTGAGTTTTGTGCAAAGAATCTCATAAAGGTTTCGTTTTGTTCTTCAAAACTTAAACCAAATCTCTGTAAACTATCTCTGTTTTGATCAAATGCTATTGCCGCATCGTTAATAGCCATTTCAGCACCACGTGTTGCTGTTCCTAAAAATGCTAGTCTTTCGGAATTTCCTGCTACACTTCCTGCAAGGGTATCTAAACCAATACCTAGTCTAGCCGCCATTCCGTTCATGTATTCTAATTTGTCACCAAATGCTATACCTGATGCTGATAGTTGCTGG